GCTCAGTTGGGTGTCTCCTCTAGAGGTATGGGCACATTAAAACCCAACAAGAGCGGCGTGAACGAAGTTCAGAGTGACTTCCAACTCGCTACTGCTGCAGACATCGTTGCTGATCCGTCAGCTCCTGATGCTTATGTACGCGGCGTTATGGAATCCTGCGAATGGGTCTATAATGTTGGTACTGGTAATTGGGAAGCTTTACAAGCAATTGAAGAAGCAGTAGACACTGGTAGAAGGTCTAGCAGAGAGCTTGAGGAACGCAAACTTGAACTCTTTAATAAATTCCTTAATACCCTTCGCTAGATTAAAGTTATTATAAATAAGTACGAAATAAGCATAGATTTCAAAGGAGTCTTAAAATGACAGACAAAACTGAACAGCTTGATGAGTTCCAAGCCAGCATGGGTGATCCTTCTATGGTTCCAGAGCCTACTGCTACGAAGAGCTCAAAGCGTAAAGCTGATAAAGACCAAGGTGAAAAAGCTACACCTAAAGTTACACGTGCTGGTATGGTTGGTGGTATTATGACCAAACTATCAGGTATGAATAAAGAAGGCGTTACAAGCGCTTATAACACAATGTTTGGCAAAGGTACGCCTGACAAGTCGGCCTCTAACATGGCCACTATTAAAGGTATGAAGGAAGATGTTGCTGAGATTTTTGGCGATGAAGATCTTTCTGAAGAGTTTACCGAACGCGCTGAAACAGTATTCACCGCGGCTGTAAATGCTCGTGTTGCTGTTGAAGTAGCTCGCCTGCAAGAAGAGTTCGACGAGCGTATTGAAGAGCGCACTGCTGAACTTGAATCAGAACTTACCGAAAAAGTTGATCAGTATACTACTTATGTGGCTACTGAATGGCTTAAGGAAAACGAAGTAGCGGTCGAATCTGCTATCAAAGTTGAACTTGCTGAGTCATTGCTCGGTGGCCTGAAAAATCTTATTGAATCACACAATATTGCTGTTGATGAAGAGAAGATTGATCTGGTTAGTGAAGCATCAGCAAGAAGCGAAGAGATTGAAGCTAAGCTTAATGAAGAAATTCAGGCCCGCCTTGATCTTGAGCAGGAAATTGAAGTGTTGAAAAAGGAAAAGGCTATCCATGAAAGTGGTGAAGACCTTACTGTTGTTCAACAAGAAAAACTTCAGTCTATGGCTGAAGGCATTGAATATGATACCCTTGCAGATTTTGAGCGTAAGCTTGAAGTAATCAAGGAAACCTATTTTGCTTCTAAGAGCGTCATCAATGAAGAAGTTGATGAAGAGCCACTCGACGAAGCAGAAGAAAAGGCTGCAATCAATCCATCTATGGAAAGATATGCTTCCGCTATTTCGCGTACATTAAATCGCTAAATAATGAAACTATAATAAGGTACTTAAAGGAGAGCAAATCATGGACCTTAATAACAAACTGGTGCAGAAATGGCAGCCGATTCTTGAGCATACTGATCTCCCTTCGATTCAGGATTCTCATCGTCGCGCGGTCACGGCACAACTTCTAGAAAACACCGAGAACGCCCTGCGTGAAGGCAGTGCATACTCTACTCAGCAATTGCTGGGTGAGGCCACTCACACCCCAACCAATGCCACCGGCGCTGACGTTGACAACTATGATCCAGTATTGATTTCTCTGGTTCGTCGTGCAATGCCTAACCTGGTTGCTTATGACATGTGCGGCGTACAGCCAATGTCTGGCCCAACCGGCCTGATCTTTGCTATGCGTAGCAAGTACACCAATCAGTCTAACTCTGCTACTGAAGCATTCTACAATGAAGCTGATACTGCATTTTCTTCTGTTGTCTCTGGTGCTAACACCATTGGTAACAAGAACGTCGGTACTGACTTCGATGGAGATAGCGACAACGCTGATCTGGCTGCTAACGGCGCATATAACTATGCCGGTGGTATGTCAACTAACCAAGCTGAAGCCCTCGGTAATGCATCTAACGCTGCATTCGCTGAAATGGCCTTCTCTATTGAAAAAGTATCCGTTACTGCTGAGTCACGCGCTCTGAAAGCCGAATACACAATGGAATTGGCTCAGGACTTGAAAGCTATCCACGGCCTGGATGCAGAGACTGAGTTGTCAAACATTTTGACTTCTGAGATTCTTGCTGAAATTAACCGCGAAATCATCCGTACTATCAACGTATCTGCGAAGAAGGGTGCTCTTACTGACACCACTACTCCTGGTTTCTTTGATCTGGACACTGATTCTAACGGTCGCTGGTCTGTTGAGAAGTTCAAAGGCTTGATGTTCCAAATCGAGCGTGATGCTAACCAAATTGCCAAAGACACTCGTCGTGGTAAAGGTAACGTCTTGATCTGTTCTTCTGACGTAGCTTCTGCTTTGCAAATGGCTGGTGTATTGGATTACACTCCTGCTCTGAATTCTAACAACCTTCAAGTAGATGACACAGGCAATACTTTTGCTGGTGTATTGAACGGTCGTTACAGAGTATACATTGATCCATATACAACTGGTAACTACTACACATTGGGTTATAAGGGTTCTAGCGCATTTGACGCCGGCCTGTTCTATTGCCCATATGTACCGCTGCAAATGGTTCGTGCTGTTGGTGAGAACACCTTCCAGCCGAAAATTGGCTTCAAGACACGTTATGGTGTTGTTGCTAATCCATTCGCTAACGGTGCTACTGCTGGCCTCGGTGCTATCACTGAAGACAGCAACGTCTACTACCGTAGAGTGGTCGTTTCAAAC